CTTCACAGTGAGCGCGCGCGGGGGGGGGGGGGGCAGCCGCCGCCCCCCGTGCCGTCCCATTAAGACTGGGTAAGTTCCAGTACATCCCAAGCAGCGTCTTCGCCACGGAATACCAACTCACCGAAGTCGAAGCGCATCTCTGTACCGCGACGCATTACCAGTTCCTGTACTGCACTGTAGTTGGCGCTCAGGTTGGTTACACGGTTGATGGCATAGCGGCTGTCCAAACCAACAATGGTGTCGGTCGGGATTACACCGTCGTCCACGATGTAAATCTGGGGTTCCAGATGGTTCAGGTTTACAGCGCGAGCCATCTCGGCCATCGCTTCAGGATACACAGCCGGCATTGTCTGGATGGTGGGACGACCTTCACGACCAATGATCTTGAAGTAGGTAGCCAAGTCACACATTACCCAGTCAATGTGGCGGCGGGCGCGATTGCGGCGCAACCAAGAGATGTAGGCTTTGTGGGTCAGTTTCTTACCAACGGCGGCAGCGTCGAAGGTTTTGGCAGACACTTTCGGCAGAGCCGCTTGCTGGGTATCAGCATCACCATTCACCAGCGCGTTGATGTGGCCGTTTACACGGGCGGCCTTCTCAGCGGCGGCTTGACGGGCGATCAGTCGGGTTACAAAGTCAAAGGTGTAAGCCTTCTGGGCTTTGTCGGACATTTCCAGACCCAGCGAGTAGGTCGGGATAGAGCCCATGCGGTCAGCTACAGTCAGACGACCGAAGAGTTGCGGAGCGGCCAACTGACCAATCGCTTTACTGCGAACGCTGTCGTTGGCAGAGAAGTCCACCACGGGTTGCTCGAAGCGGTCATCATTCACCGAGAAGTTGTAACCAATCATCTTCTCAAAGGTAGCGATGTCGCTGGTCTTATCAGCAGCCAGGTTCACTTCCACCATTTCCAGTACGGCAGCAGGAGCCAGGATACGGCTGGCCGGTACGGCATCACGCACGATGGAGGCATCAATACCGTTAGAGATACCGCCGTCCAGAATGTGAGCCATTTTGGCTGGGCCCAAACCAGTGATCGGATTACCATCCATCACCATGCCATTCTGCTCTAGCAGTTGATTCCAGATGGTGCCTTGGGTGGCCGCATCAGTTTTATCCTGGTGTTTGCGTTCCAGGTATTGGGGGACGGAGCAACCGGCTTCGGCAGCTTCCTTGTACATACGGGCGTCCAACGGAATTTCGTGGCGTTCACCGCCCTTGCCATAAAACACACCAATAGTCATATCGTGCTCCTAGTTAAACACTTTCAATTACATAAATTTTGGCGGCAGAATCGCGCACACTCACCACACGCCAACCTGAAGTACCGCTGGCTTTCTTCTTCACTTTGGTCAGGCCAATGTTGTTGGTAACGTGCTGAGTCGGGCCGGTATTGGTTTTGGCCGCATCCTGCGCGTCGCTCACTACATAGTCACCCAGGTTCAAGGCAGCAGCGGCTGTCACCAGTTGGCGTACCAGCGGGCCTTTACGCACTACAGTGCCGAAGGTCTGACCGTCTTGAGTGAAGCTCTCAACCGAGGCGATGAAGCCTTCGATTTCGTCATCAGCCGCACACAACACCATCGTGCCTTCGGTGGTGGTGCTCAGTTTCACCGCCTTGTTACGGTCTTTGTCGTTGTACTCGGCAGCAGCATTGCCCAGTTTGTAGGAATCAGTTGCCTGAGTGTTCGCACCCAGCAAAATGCCTAAGGTATATTTAGCCATTTACTTGCCCCCTTGGTTCACATATTTACGAGCCCACGCTGGTACGTCACTGGCCTGTACGCCTTCCTCAGATTGAGGGGCTACGGCGGCAACACCACCGGCTGGGAATTTAGCGTTAAACTTCTCTTGAATCTGGTTGAAGTACGCCTGCTTACCGGCGAAGTCTTCGGGAACCAGGACCTCGGCATTCAGTGCCGTCGCCATCGCTTGGATGTTGCGGTCCAGAATGTCGGCACAGGTCTGACGGTCAGCCTCAGCGGCAGCCAAAGACGTAGCCAGAGCCTGATTACTCGCAGTCAGTTCAGCTACCTTGCCTTCGGCTGTGGCAGCACGAGTCTCAGCGGCGGCCAAAGCGGTTTTGCCGGCTTCCTGCTCGCCTTCCAGTTCGGCTACCCGCGCTAGAGCTTGCTCTAAGTTCATGGAATTACCTCCATTGTTAGCGGCAAAACCGCTAGGTTGATGATATGACCCCGCAGCTTGCGCCTCGAAGTCGGCTAAAAACTCTTGGAATGTGCACATCCGGTCCACCAGACCAACATCTAAGGCTTCAGCGCCGTAGAAGCAGCGGCCATCGGCCAGCAACTGAACCTGCGCTACCGGCTGGTTACGGTTCTGAGCCACAGTCTTCACGAAATTGTCGTGTACGAAGTTCAGAAAGTGTTGCTTCTCTGCTTTGGCTTCGTCAGTAAAGTCTTCCAGCGGGTGGCCCAGTGCCTTGCGGCTACCCGAGCGCATCACGGTGGGTTTGTAGCCTTCGCGTTCGGCGGCTTCCCTTTCACTGACATGAACGCTGATGACACCGATTGAGCCAGTGGTGCCCGCCGGAGACATCCCAATGGTTCGGCCAACAGAACCTAACCAGTACGCTGCGGAGCAGCAGTTGTCACTGGCATAAGTCGCTACTGGCTTCTGTGCAGCCACCGTCCGCAACAGGGCAACCGTATCGCTTAGGCCGGCAACATTACCGCCCCCGGAGTTCACGTCTAATAAAATGCGCTCAACGTCGTCGTTCTCCAGTAAGTCGGAGAATATGGCTTGCAGAGCCGGGTAAGAAGTAATACCAAAGATGGCACAGAAGGATGGGGACAGGTCAATATTCACCATCGGGCCCTTCACCGCGACGATAGCGGTCCCTTTGTCCGTTACCTGGTACGGTTTATAAGGCTGCTCATCGCCCAAACCCGCAGCCAGTAACTCAGGCAACTTGGCCTCGAAGCGAGTATTTAGGTCAGTAACTTGCTGAAGGCTGGCTTCAGTCCCTGCCCACAGGGCGCCTTTTTCAATAATCATGTATTCCCTTTCTTGCCGCCGTTTCCACTTTTCGGGTTCTTCGGCGCATCAGAATCAAGATTCTGGTTCAACGTTCCCTGAGAGGTATTACTGTAGGGGTTGTTACTTTCCACTTTGTTCGTCTTAAAGCCGGTGCCGGAGAGTCTGACCATCCCCGGTTGAGGGAGGTTCCCTGTCAGTTGGAGACAGGCTTCCTCGTCACCCATCAAACCCAGACTCAACAACTCCAGTACACGGGATTGCTTCATCGCCTTGAAGGCTTCAAGCTCTGAGTCCGGGCGCAGGTCAATGCGGTCATAAGAGAACTCAACGTACACGTCGTAGCCTAGGAGGCGGGTGGCCATAGTCAGGGCTTGCGAGAAAATATTGTTCAACGCGAACTGCAAACCCTCTGCCGACTTCATGAACAGCAGGGACTCGGTAGAGGCAATGTTGCTGCTGCTGGAGCCGTGGCCCAGAATGGACGGTAACGTTTTCGTACCTGAAGAAATCTTGTCGTTGATGATGTTCTTCAGCGCCGTCATCTCGGTGTCGTGGCTGATATTCCCTGCGGTCAGGTACTCGACCTCCAACTCGTCCAGCACCACCAGCGCGTCTTCAGGCGCCAGGTCGTTGATGCTTCGTGCCACATCGTCCTTGATCATGTTCAAGTATTCAGTGGTCTTTTCCGTGGAATCCCTGTACTGTGCCGGCATAGTCTTCAACAACTCTTGCCCGTTCAGCGTGACCTTAATCCGTGGATGGATTGCACGGCGCACAATGCGTCGCAGGTCATTCATGAACTCCTGCATAAACAGGATAGGTTGTAGGGCCGGTTCAAGCGGGCTGCTCGCATACGGAGTCAGCAAGTCCTGATCGACTGACACATAGAAGAAAGTTGGGTAATCCAAACTCACTTCTTCGTTGTCCACTTTCTGGATCGGCTGTAAGCCGTCTTTAGTAACCTGAAATTGCACGGTCGTCACTGACACAGGTTGCAATTTCACCGGCTGACGTGCTTTATCCAGCACCAACTCCAAAGCCATCGCGCCGTAGTAACGACCTTCTTTGGCCAGTGCCTCGCCCAGTGAACGGATCGAACTAACGTTGGAGAACCCTTCGTCATAGTTCTTCAGTACATCCAGCCGAACAAGCAAGGCTTGCAAGGCTTGAGTGGCCTCTGCGTTAAACGTGCCATCCAGATTCTTCGCTACAGCGATGTAACCCGCCGTGATGGCCGTCCTGATGTACGCATCTACCGATGCGGATAAGTCCGGTGTGGAGACGGCGAAGTCCCGGATAATGGTTTGGGTGTCCTTACCGCTGCGGTAAGTGGTGATGTCAGTGTTGATCAGGCTGCGGTCTGGACGAGATAGCGGGCGCCCGCTAGAGGTATTCGCCTTCGTCAGATAGGAAGCCCGAGACTGCGTCGTTGTCGGCACTTTCAGCGGTTTCGCCGTCTGCGCCTTCCGTCCTGCGCCAGTGGCCGTAGAGGCCAAAGCGCCTACGGCTGCGGAAAAACGAGAGAGGACAGAGGGCAGGCGCATACCAATAAATCAAACTGATAATGCCTGTATTATACATTGAATTACACTATTTGTACAGAAAAACGTGTAATAAGTAGAAAAGTGTGATATAATCTGTTCCACAGATTGATTGGACATTTATCCTTAATCGCAAACGTCTCTATTTACCTCTGCGATACTCTGTGAGCATTAGCCATGTTTTAAAAATGCCCGCCCCTTTCTCGCGCCTTTCTTTTTTTTTTTTTTTTTTTTCACTTTTGACTTTGAATGACCCGATAAAGCAGGGAAGTGCTCCACGCCCGGGCAGATGATGCACCAACTGTGCCGCGATATGACAGTACAGTAAGGAGTGGTGGTAGTGGTCGTTACCCGTGGTTTTCACCCACACATAGGCTTCCGGCTCGCCGTCTTCATCGCTGACCTCGCCGTTAAACGCCTTCGCACTCGCAGGCTTCCGCTTCATATCCTGCATCTGCTGGCGGAACAACCCCTGTTCCGCGTCCACCGTCACGCCGACCAGACCACTGCGAATATCGTCCATCAGGATGTTCAGTGCCACATTGCGGTTCACGTTCACCTGCCTCCGGTCCAACAGAGCTTTCTGCGTGTCCTCGCTCTGATCGATCACACGGTACGGTTGCATATCTTTGGTCGTTACATACACCGACCCGTACAGGTTGTGTATCCGGCTCTGCAAACGATGGATGGTTTCCACATACGGTTGGCTATCCGCTAGGATCGTGGTCGGCCTATGCCGGGCAATCAACCGATTCAACTCTTCTTCCACCGTGCGGTAGTCCAAACGATGCTTCTCAATCACTGTCAGCTTCCCTTGGCCGTCCGTCACACCTACCGTCAAGTGGCATTCCGTACCCATATCCAAGCCGAACACACGGAAACCTGATGCCGGCAACGCGCCGACCTGTTCCATCAGGTCAAGGTCAGCTTCGCTGATCCCGGAGTCATTGTCCGCCATCACCTGTCCCAGGTGGTAGTTCACGAAGTTCACTTTGCGCTTGAAGCGGGTGCTCCACAGTACCAAATCTGCCGGCGTGATGATACTTGGCGCATCCGTCGGGCTAATTTGAAAGCCGTCGGCCAAGAAATTATCAGACGGGTTCTCACAAACCCAGGCGCGGTGCTCGATACTCAGGTCCGCCGGCTTCCCGCAGTGCGGGCAGAACATCTCCGCCTCCTGCCAACGGATAGAGCCCAGCATCCCCTTGTTAATGGCGAGCAAATCTCCGTCAAAATCGGGGATGCGTGTGTGTTTCAAGAAGTCGGGCAGGTACCAGCGGCCACAGTGCTTGCATTTACAATGGTTGTAATACCGCTTACTGGCCTGAAACTGCGAGTCAATCCCGAAATTCGGAACCGTCGGCGTACTCACATAGTTCCACCACCGATATTGCGAAGCCGTCAGACGCGATTGTAGGCTCTCCACGTTCTCCATCACGGAGAAATCCAATTCATCCACCACAATGCAGTCTGCCGGGATACTGATCGCCGAGGCTGTCGTGTTGGTACCATTCAAGTACAGCAAACTGTCCCCGATCTGCTTCACACTGGCGTTATCCAAATTCTTATTCAGCTTGGATTGCAGCTTCGGCGAGCTCGCCAACAGCGGATCGACACGAGTTTTCATCACCTTCTGGGCAAACAGCGCCGTCGGCAGGGTATGGATGATCTTAAACCCATTCAAAATGTCCATCAGCGCTAGGTTTCGCATCAACATCAGTTCCGAAATACCCACCTGAGAGCATTTTTTCACGACGATCGTCGGCGCATCCGACTTCAGAAGGCGCTCCTGGTACTCACGCCCCTTAAATGACACCTGCCGTCCGGACAGTTTCAGGTGCTTCTGTATCCAGTCCGCCGTCTGCGTGGTGTCAAACTCACCTTTATAGCCCGCCTTGATACGGTTGAACGATTCGCGCAGGTCAATAGCCATTTTTCTTCATCTCCACATCCAACCATTGCAACAACTGTTCACCGTCCGCTGCCTTACGCAAAACTTCCGTTATCAGACGTTCAAGTAACTTGACCCGCTCGGCGTCGTACAACTCGGTCTGTAGTCGAGCGACCTCCTTCAAGGCCGAAGTGGTCGCATTTAGCAGGGCAGCCGCCGTACTGGAGTTCTCCCCTGAATGCAAAAGCATCATCGCCTGGTCCCGCGCGTCCTTACACTGCCGGTAGTGCTCAATCAGTTCACGCTCCAGGTTGATGTCCTGACCTTCAAACGCATTTTTCAGGTACTCGTAGATGTGTTTTAGTTCTGCCGTCGAGTAATCGGCAAGGTTAAATGTGTCTGGCAGCATACAGAACCCCTGGTTAATTACACATATTATACTATTTACGACGTAAAATGTGTAATATGAAGCCAAGCAAGGGCGGGAGCCCGCATAGGCGTATGATATAATACGCCTACAGACCCTCTCTAAGAGATACAGATGGCCTACACTAAAGAGCAGATACAAGAAAAAATCGATGAAAAATTCCCAGGTAAAGGGTACAAACTCCTGACTTTCACCAAGGTGAAAGAGTCAGCGCAGATATTGTGCCCGATACACGGGGAGCAAACCGTATCCTCCATCAACAGTATGTTGCGCTCCGCAGGGGGTTGCCCAGCCTGCGGACGTGAAAGCGTTTCTAAAAAACTCACCGGGCGCAAAACCATATCCGGGGAGCACTTACAACAATATATTGAGACCGAAGCCCAACGGATTGTAACCAACAGCGATGCTGTTCTGCACGGGCAATTCCGTTTCTGGTCGTCAAATGACAGGCTCCCGGAAAACGAGTTCGTGTACGCGCCGTTCTACAAAGACGTACGCTTCGCCGCAGGGTATGGGTCACAAGAGAACGAAGACAACAACGGGTTCCAAATCCCCTTTGGCCGGGCTACGTTGTTCAGACACGGGGTTCAACCGAACGATGTCATCGCCGCGTCTGTCACAAGAGACAGCATGGAGCCCCGTCTATATGCGGGAGACACCATCGGGATCGATAAAGGCCATCGCACGATCAAAAATGGGGAGATTTATGCTCTAGTCCGTAACGGAGAACTATTGATCAAGCAGTGCTTCAAGGTTGGGACCACCCAAGTCAGATTACATAGCTACAACCCAGAATACTTAGATGTGTATGCTCCGGTCGAAGAGATAGAAGTCATCGGCCGAGTGTTCTGGGTCTCGGCAATGCTCTAACAAAAAAACACCCCCCCCCCCGGGGGGGGGGGGGTGTGTTGGGGGTGTGGTTTTTGTGTTATTGCAATAATTGAAATTGATCCTCTCTACTGCCCGCCAAGGCCAACAATTCTTCCAAATCTAAGCGATCCGGCGGACTGAGAAACGCGAGACAACGGAACAACAACCAAGAGAGCAGGGTACACTCAGAGCGCATCTCCGTTTCCACCGGACTCTTCAATACCTCGAGACCAGGGAGTAGGGCGTCCACAGCCCGCAACAACTGAGCAACGTGGTGGAGCAAGGTAGTAAACTCTTCCACTTGTTCCACCGTCAAGTCTACGGCGCGATGACGCTGTTCCCCAAAGATGGCGTAGGAGTATGTGTGTTTTACAGCCTCAAGGAGCGCAGGTTGCCCCAGTTCGTCCAAGGAGGTCACATCGAAAAGACTATACAACATCTGTTCCACGTCCTGTTGCGACATTCCGCGTCTCCGAGACAAGTATCGAATTGCTTGGTCCAACCCATCCCGTGTCGGACGGAGTGCCGACGGCAGCTCAGCCGCAGGTTGGGCTGCTTCGGCTGTCTGCCCCAGAAAAGCACGAATGACCTGCAAAGAAAACTCAGGTGAAATCCACATTCCGTAGTGTACGACGAGCTCTTTACAAGCAAAAGTTCCAAGTCCTTGTTTTCTAAGGATAGCAGGATTTCCTGCTTTCTCAATTTCTCTAATTAAACCAATCGTTTGACTATTAGTTGCCCAAAGGTTAGGTTTATGGCGATTCTCTCCACCCGCCGCACGGTGCAAATCGTTCAGTGAGTAGAGTCCGTTGAGTTGTCGAATGGGAGTTTCCGCCACAGAAATAATAGCGTTCATGATAGATTCTCCAAGTTGTTAAGGAACTAACCCCGAGGGGTGCAGGATGTTCGCAACACGCCACAAGATCGTGCAGCCGTCCTTACGGATAGGCTCATCCTGCCTTGGAGTAAACTTTTGAATGGTGTGTGCACCGTTGAAAAGTGCAGAAAGTAAGCCACGCTGACAGGGTGGTACCGCTTGTGAAATGTGCTTGCGAGACACAGGGAGAATATTACACTATTTACTCTAAAAAGTGTATAATTTGAAGAAATATTTTAAAGACAGTTATTCAGTGAGGACATTATGACAGCGTATGAACTGGTGGAGAGGTTATATACCCAATATCTTACAGAAGGGTTGGCCGAACGTGAGCATGATAAAGCCGCTTTCGGACTTCGAAAGCGCAAGGTCGAGCAAGAGATCAGGCAAGGAACACGCCGCAGTAAGGGTAAGTTGCCTGTGTAGGGTTTCCAGCAGAAAAACCGGAGGGTAAGCTCCGGTTTTCTTTAGTTATGGTAGAAGAGTTTAGGGTTGAGGTTGTTCAGAGAAGCGGGTAAGAAAAGAATCAACTTGTTCTAAACCTTCCTTACAGCGCTGAAAATGTTCCAAAACCTCTTCGTACCCCAGGTTGGCATCCAACTCGTAGTCGGCTCTTACACGCATAGTTAAGGCCCTCTCAAGGTTTTTACCTATAATCGCAAATCGTTGGTCTCTTCTTCCTTTCATGAAGTGCCACAGTTGTTTATGCTGGGATCCTCCTGAAATATTTGCCGATAAATACCCATTTGCCAAACACAGTGTATGGTGGAATAAAGCGTAGTATGCTTGATGGACACTTGCCCGTCTAACTGCTTCAACCGGCTCAGTGCTGGCTGCCTGGGCAGCAGCCAGCAGTTGTTCAACTGTGATACTCATGAGAGCCTCAACTTCTGCCGAGTAAAGCGAAAACCTAGTGAATCTATCGGAAGATTATTGTCAATCTCATATTGTGCCACGGCGCCATCAGCCTCAAACTGATACTCCACCAAATGTTTTACATCCTCAATCCCAACTTCAAACACATACTCAGCATAATCCTCACCCAACAGATTATAAATCTGCAATTCAACGTTATGCACAATGACGCGATGTTTCTCTAGCACATCATAAACTAACATTATTTTCTCGTGCACGTTAGTGAAACCAAGGTTGCTTAGTTCAGGAATAGCTGCCAGGAACTCCCCGTTAAATTTGTCGGCTTGTAGTTTCTCTAGTATCACTCGCATCCTCAAAGCCTCCTTTATCAACCCATACCGCATAGCGCTGTACCCTAAGTTCAATACACTCACGGAATTAGTCAGATCTGCGGTTTGGAATGCCCTAATCACTGCTAATAAGGCGAGACGGTACCCACCCGCCTTAGCAAACGCCATAGAAAAGTTATAATGTACAAGATAGCTGTCACTAGAATGTGTTGCAGCCGTATATAAATCCCCCACTCTCGGCAAGTCTCCTCGAAGACCGGCGATTAACCCTGAAGTGATGTAATAATCTAAAGGATTAGCAGCCTTTAACTTCTTCGCATCGTCTTCTAGGCTCAGGAGTTTAATATCAGTAACCTTCACCTGATGCCAACACTCCTCAATCCTACGGAGCAGATTGTTGGTAATAAGTTGTGGATTCGGATTCATGACAACTGCGTTGATAAATCAAGAAACGAGGTAGTTTATCACGAAACCCACCAGTAGTGGGGATTACGGTAGGGCAGTGGCGCGAAGATTAAAGAAGCGCCAGCGATATGCCATCAGGCGCCGCTGGCGTTCACGGAGTTTGCGGTAAGTTCGTCATGGGAAGTGTTCTGATAACTTGCAACGCACAAGTTCCGCATCAAAACCCGCAGCATGGTGGTTCCCGAAGATTTGCAACCGCCCATTAGGCAGCAGCCTCATCTGCATAAAGGAGGGAGTCGCTATTCCCTCATAAGTTTCGACACCCCAAGCCAAAAAGGTACCGTCTGGCAATAATTGGGAGCGTGTAATAACTGCCATCCCGTAGTCCGCATCATGCGTAAACCCATTGGCATCTATGGCAGCATACACGTCCTCGTGGGTCTCTTGGCAACGTGAAGTTTTGCCCCAATACCCGTGGAATTGTGGGGGAACCAACCCCTCCGGTGCCGGGGTTTTAAACGTGCCAGTGTAGTTCTGGCGCTGAGACACAGAACACCGATTGTCCGGTGTGATTTTCAAAGTATCTGCCGTGGGGAAATCAACGTACAAACGGCAAAGATTCGGGTTGGGCTCCTCGTCGTACTCGTTGAAGAAAGGGGAAAAAAGTATCTGAGAGCTCCCAATAGGTAAGTTTTCAGGACTAGCGGCGGAATATGTCTCCGTGCTTCTTCCCAATGAGTCAGTAAGTTGCAGTCTGTACTCTCCACCATGCTGCTCCCATTGAGTCAGCACCGCCCGCTGATTGCCCTTCTCGTAAGTACCAAGGGAGATGGGGGCCGCAAAAGTTAGAGCGGAAGCCAGCAGAAGGTGGAGGGTTAAAAAGCGCTTCATCTTCGGGCTCCGTCACTTAGTACCCAAGTCCAAGGGTAGGCGAGCATATCTCTCGCTACTTGGCAGGTCTGTGGATTTAGGTCCATCGTGGTGCCATCGTCCAGACGCATACCATACTTCCTTGAAAAAGCAGAAAGAGTCTGTTCCATAATTGCCTCTTCCTCGTTTTTGGAGATTACCCGGTTACAACCATTAGCTCGATAAACTTCCATTGCCACACCACTCTCATGACTGGGGTTTTGGCAATGCCTCTCCAGCCGGAAATGGAAAACCATATTTCGCAACTGTTGAGCACATTCGCTCCTAGTACCCTCCGCCTCAGCAGGAGAAACCAAAAGCAACGTAATGCATAATATAAAAATATATTTCATCTCAAGGTACTCCTATTGCACCCCACCAATTAAGGAGTGGTTCTCTATATCTTTAACCATACTGCAAGCCTGTGGGGAAAGAAAGGAAGGTGACTCAGCACTCATCGTCTCTGAACCGTAAGCTGCGAAAAGTCTCTCGGTCTCTGACTTCATAACAGCCTCCCGCTCTGAATCGTTCAAAAAATCGTCACAACGCTTTGTGCGGTAAACAGATAGTACATTAAGGCTATATGCGTTGGGTAGATGGCAACGGCGTTCAAGACCCCCAACCATAGTAAACGTCCGCAGCAGACCTTCACAAACGTGTTTTGGACCGTCCGCTAAGGAAAACGAAGGAGAGAGTAGAAGGCAGACGCTGCCCAGGAACAGGAGACGACGCTTCATGAATAATTAACCCCGTCAGAAATGTTAAGACGGGGTTAATTATATGCGTCGGGACGTTAATTGTTAAGCAGTTCCAGCACCTTTTTGCGGAACTCAGCATCGGAAAGGGTAGGGGGGAGGGAGCGGAGTTGTTGAATAGTGTCGTTATATTTCCGCATATTCTCTTGCCCAACCAACCCGGCCTTCACTTTACCGCAACTAGGGCAGCCTAGGACTGAGCGTAGTGCATTGCCAAACGTGGAAACTTCGACCTCGCCGTGGATCGGGCAACGTAGGGTGCAGGACTCACGGGCCCCATTGTAGGTTATGAGTTCCAGACCCCGGTCGGGGAAGGTTTCAGTGAGCTTTCTCTGCGCTTCAGCAAAAGAGAGGGAGGGACGAGCCATAAATAAAGCACCTAGAAAAGTTTTTCATAGATGCTATCTTACAACAAACGGGAGAAAATGCAAAATTTTTCGAGAGGGGCCTCATCACGGCTGCCCACCGACGTGATAGAAAAAGCCTATACGTCAAGAAAAATCGATAAAAATATTTAACAAAAATAAGCGCGCGCCAAGCAAAGAAAATATTTAATAAAATCAATAAGATAATATAACAAGGGAAGGTGTAAGCGTATCTTATTGATTTTATTAAGAAAGTATTTGTTGCAAAGCTAGCTAGATTTACATATAATTAACTCAACAAATAAACAAGGCAACACCAAAGGAAAAGCCATGTTACTGCACTATATAAGGCAATATAAAGCCCTAAATAAAGAAGCTCTTGCGCTTGCTGAACAAGCAAGCCATGCAAGGAACGCCCAAGAGTACGAACTCTTGAGAGTGCGCGCCTTTAAATGCCTACAAAAGGCGAAGGAATACAATGCCTTAATAAGGTTATGTTAAATAGTGTAAAATAGCTTGAGTAGGTTAGACTACTATGCAATAATACACTCAACAAATTAAGTAAAACGATTTAACGGATTGCCGTCCGTTATCTTACAAAGGTTTAGATGGTTTGCCCCTGTTGCTAGGCAGGCGCGTTTACACTACACCCTAGGCTTATAAACTCTTGTTCCTTAACAATTCAACCATTTACCCCAAACCAACAGGGGAAACAGCGCAACAGGCTGGCTTATTGCCTTGCTGTTCACACGTTGTACATTGTACATCATGCGTATAAATAAGTGTAGCCTGCCTATCGTGTAGGATAGGCAAGCTATTGGAAAAAGCATTTTGCAGATTGCTACCAACAATCTGCATCTAACAAACTACTTTTCACATAAAGGCATATTATCATGACAAACAAACTTTTGACAAGCTGGAATCAGCAAGCTGGCTTAATAGCTAATCAACACAATGATTTACAAAAAGCGATTGACCAACACAATCAAACCAATGCAAACGCATTCGCGGCTTTAATAGCCTTAATAAGCGAAGCAGTCTGCAAGGCTGACTATAAACTCTTAGCTGAGGCTTTCCCTGCCTTCCGTGGCTTGCCTGAGCATTACCAAGACAAAATCGCCCATGCCAAAGGCGAAAACGGCAGGCTGAAAGATGTAATTAGCATCACAGAAACGGCTTTCGGTGCACGGAAAAAGAACTGGAAAAGCCAGGAAAAAATGCTTTCTATTCTGGAATCACTTTCTAATCCGTTCAAACCTTTAACGCTGACCGAACGCAAAGATAAAAAAGAGACCGCCGAAAAAACCGAAGCGCAGAAAGCAGCCAGCAAAATCAAAACTTTGAACTCAACGCTTGATTGGCTTGTTGAGCGTGGCTTGTTGTCGTCTGCAAAGGCTGATTTGTGCCGTTCTGATTTCAGCCCAGCCGTGGACGCAATCAAAGCCTTAGAAGCGCAAAACGAAATCGGCGCAGGCGAGCCGCCCAGTGCCAACGTAAAAAGCGCATAGCAACAAAACCGCCCGCAAATCGTGGGCGGGGTTTTTTTTATCTCCCGCGCTAAAACAAAACCCCCACTTCACCCGTCAC